GAAGGCCTTCGGCGACAAGGTCGGGCAGATCGAAGCTACCGAATGGAAGGACGACCAGGAATCGATCGCCCGTTATGAGGAGGCCGGGTTCAAGCGAGCCGGTCCAGCCGAGGGGATCGGAGGCGTCGTCGGTCTGGTCAAGACGACGGCGGGCGCCAAACAACTTTCCGCCCAGCACTCGGCGCTGGTCCAGGGCGCCGGCAAGGCGGCGGCGCAGCTGCTCGGTTACGATCCGGAGCTGCTCGATGTCAGCAGCGAAGATCACCAGTTTACGCTTGGTGACGGGCAAGTGCGTCATGCCGCGGGCCTCGCCTATCTGCAAACCGGCAAAATCGTGTTGTTCCCGGCGCAGATTGCCGGCGCCAAACATGCCGTCGGCGTCACCTCGCACGAGGTCGCCCATCAGAAATATCAGGCGGTCGTGAAGGCCGTGCAGGCGGAACGCGAAGCGGTGATGAAAGACCCTGAGACGCTGCAAGGCATGAACGCCGATGGGTCGTTGAAGCCGCCGCTCGATGCCAAGTATCCGCTCTATTCGCGCTTCGTGAAGCATGACAATTCGCTCGATCGGCGCATCAAGTCTGACGGCATCACGCCCTACAGCAAGGACTGGTGGAAGGCCGCCCAGCCCGGCGCGCCGCAACAAGTATCGCTCGCCTCGGCCCAGCACGAGACGATCGCCGAGATGGCTAGACGCGAGACCGAAACCGGCAAGCTCGAGGGCAAGCCGGTGTGGCGCGCCTACTACCGCGACATCATGAAGACCTACGATGAACTGCATCCAAAGAAATGATCCAGAACGTCGTCATCAATGGAAGGGCCGGCTCGGCTTGTCTGGTCGATGGCAACTTCACGCCGGTCGATGACGAGGCCGATGCGGCGTTTCTCAAGGTCGTCTTCGATGACGGCGGCGACCAGCTGATCCTGGCCGTTCCGCCACCGGAGCCGAAAAAAGCGGCCGCCCTTTCATGGGCCAAGGTGCGGGCCGAATCCGAGAAGCTTCTACGCGAGTTTGACCCGGACGAGCCGCGCGACGACGAAGGCAAATGGACCGGCGACGGTGGCAGCGACGGCGGCAGCAGCGGCGGAAGCGGCAAGCGGGAGCACCCTGGCGAAGGCTATTCGAAGAACGCCTACGTTGAGGACGGCGTCATTCATACCTCAAACGTCTACGACGCCCAGCGCGCGCTATTCGAAAACCGCAAGGTCGAGCTGAAGCAAGTCAAGCAGGTCTCGACCCTGATCAAGCGCCTGGGCGAGACCGCGGCTGAAATGGCCGCGCATCACGAAACCGCGCCGGTGTTCAATCTCTGTAACGTCAGCATCGCGGGAACCAACTTATTTTGCGCTGAGACCAAGGGCATCCCGCGCGTTGAAATGCCGGTGATTCCCGCCAAGCAAACAAAGGCGTTCATCAAGTACCTCAAAAAGGAAGGCTACAAAGTCGAGAAGGACAACGAGCGCGCCGAAAACCTGCGCGCGACGCAAAGCGAAATCAGCGGCGCCAAAGTCGCTGAATCGATGAAGCGCATCGAAAAGGAGGGGTTCTACAAGCGGCTCGTGGTCTCGCGTGACGACTACATTCTCGACGGCCACCATACCTGGGCCGGGCAGCTGGGCGTCGATGCCAAGCACAACGAGCTTCACGGCGACAAGAGCGTGAAGGTCGCCCGCGTCGACATCAGCATCACCAAGCTTATCGCTGAAGCCGAGAAGTGGACCGGCGGCGCCGGCAAGAAGCCGGCCAGCGAGCAGACCAGCTTCGAGGCCGTCAAGGAGTTCGACCCCGGCGAGCCGCGCGATGAGTCCGGTCAGTGGACGGAAGGCGGCGGCGACGGGTCCGACGGCACCCAGACCGGATTCGTCTCCCCCAACGTCTCGGAGTTGAGCTTCGCGGAGGCCCACGCAGGGCTCAATAGCGTTCGCCAGGATGTCCTGCGCCAGGCCGGCGCTGCCATCGACCAGGCCCTCGGCCGCAATGCCGCGGCGACCAGCAGCGTCATAGGGGCCTGGAAGGACGGCGCCGAAAACAGCTTGGCGCTGCGCATGCCGGGCTGGTCGCACGGGCAAGCGCGGGTCGCCCTGGCGATGCGGGGATGGCTCGGCGACCAGAAATCGGCCCTGCTGTTCGAACCGGGCCACGGTGGGCAGGCCTTCCTGGCGTCCTTCCCGGCTAAGGGCGAACTTGACAAGATTCACCAGCAACTGTTAGACGGCGGGCTTGCTTTCCACACGTTGGAGCCGACCCTAGGTGGGGCCCTCGTCCATGTCTTCGGCGAGGATCAGAAGACCATTGATGCAATCGACAAGGCAGCAAAGCTCTATGACGCAAAAACCAAAATCAGCTTCGGACACGGCGAATTCATCGGCACCGCCAAAGACACCGGCACCGATCGCGAGCAACGCGACGACGCGCGCCGACAATACGAAGCCATTATCGCAACGGCTGCAGCTTCCCCAGAATTTCGAGGACGTGACCTCGCAGGAACTTGGGACGGCATTCGGAATAGTTGGGGCCGAAAACTTTCGGAAGTAAAGGCGCTGCCGCCGTGGCGCGTCCGCTTCGACCCGGACGAGCCCCGCGACGATTTCGGCCGCTGGACTGGCGGCGGCGACGCCGGCACCGCTGCCACCATCGACGTCCCCAAGGTCGAAGCCAAAACCAAAATCAATGTCGCGGCCGCCGCAGCGGCGGCGCTCGCCGCCGGCACCAAGCCGCTCGAGGGCGGCCAAGGAACGCATCCGGCGACAATCGGATCGCGCCAGCCAACCGCGAAAGGAACAGAGCTCGCTTACGGGCGACCCGACCTCGCGTCGATGAAGCTCGACCCGAAGGGGTACGCGCACAACGTCGATCTGTTCAAGAACGCTGATTTCTATCCCAACTTTCGCGCCAAGGATTTGTCCGGCTCGACCGACGAGGCGGCGCGCGCCGTGGTCGATCAGCTCAAGAGCAACCTCAAATTCTTCTATCAGTTTGCCGATAAGCACACGCAGGTCTGGTACGACGGCGCTCGCGCGCTGGTCGACGACCGCGCCAAGGCCTGGGGCTACAACGACGCCAGCATAGCGGGCGTCTATGCGGCGCTCTCGCCGACCAAGGATTGGGATCAGAACGTCCACCTCGGCGACATGCTGATGCATACCTACAAGACCCAGCGGGATCACAGCTGGGACGCGTCGATGGACGCCAAGGCTAAGGAGATTTGGTCGGCGAAGAATCAGAAGCTCGTCGACCTGGTGCGCGGCAAGACGCTCGCCGAGCTGAAGGACCCAGCCGAGAAAGCGATCTGGATCAGGACCTACGACCAGACGCACAACAGCTCGAGCTATCGCGTCGTGCGGCCGGATGGCGCGCTCGGCCCCGTCGCGCGCAACAAGGACGGCTCGCCATCGAAGATCGTCTGGCAATCGCTGTCGTCGATCACCAACGCGGTCAAGGCGCTCGAGGCCAACGGCAACGTGGCGAAGATCAGCGCCATCATGGGAAGCGCACACAAGGTGCGCTCGTTCTACAACAATATCCTCGACCCGCATTCCGCCAACGGCGACGTCACGATCGATACCCACGCGGTCGGCGCCGCACTGTTGCGGCAACTATCAAACGCGACGGTCCCGGTCGTACAGAATTTTGGGTCGGGGCTGTCAAAAGCTGAGCAACCGGCGGGCTATGAGGCGGCGGGGTCATCGATCAAGACCGGGCTGAGCGGGCTCTACCCGGTCTACGCCCAGGCCTATCGCGAGGCGGCCAAGGACCTGGGCATTCAGCCGCGTCAATTGCAATCTGCGGTCTGGGTGGTAAAACGCGAGGCCTTCGGCGATCTGACCAAGGCACAAACGGCAGCGATTGAGCAGCAATGGCGCACATATCACGACGACCCGAACGTGAGCCTCGCCGATACGCAGCAGGCGGTCGCCAAGATCGCCGGATTGGAGCTGCCAGATGAGCGACGAGGCGAACCTGGGCGAGAGCGACGACGACATCATCGCGCTGATGAAGAAGGCAGGCATTCCGGTCACACGCGAGAATTACATCGAGGCGAACTGGGGCGAGCCGCTGCCCGAATGGACGGCGGAACACGAGCAGCAATTGCCGCCGCAGCTGCAGGACTGGTCGCTGTTCGAAGTCAAAGACGGCGAGCTGATTCTCAAGAAATAGCGCAAAGCGCCGCAGCGCGACGCGAAGCGGGCGATCGCCCGCGCGCTCTCCCTTTGTCAAATCGCGAGTCCGCGGAGGCTCCCATGCCGATCAAGCCCGGAAAAGACGAAAGCAAATCCGACTGGATGGGGCGCTGCGTCCCCGAGATGATGGGCGCCAGCGGCGGCACCAAGCGACCGCAGGAGCAGGCGGTCGCCGCTTGCTCGACGATGTGGGAGGCGGCCCATCCGCAGGGCGAGCCCCCGCCCAAGTCGCTCAAGGATAGCGACGACGCCATCGACACGCCCGATCCCGATGATGACGAAAGCCAGGACGACTTTATGGATCGCTGCATCGATGAAGTCATGAGCGATGACGACACCGTCGATCAGGACGTCGCCCAGAATGCCTGCCAGCTGGCCTGGGAAGAGGCGCGCGGCGCCAGCGGCATCAAGCACAAGACCCACAGCGAAGACGTGCATGGAATGGAGTTCATCCTGTCCGATGAGTCGATAGACCGGATGGGCGACGTGATCCAGTCGGACGGCTGGAATGTCGAGTCGTTCAAACGCAATCCCATTGCCTTGTTCAATCACATGAGCAGTTTTCCGATCGGGACGTGGTCCAATATCCGCGTCGAGGACAAGGCGCTGCGCGGCAAGCTGAAACTGGCGCCGGAAGGTACGTCCGATCGCATCGATGAAATCCGCAAGCTGATCGACGCCGGCATCCTCAAGGCCGTCAGCGTCGGCTTCATCGACCACCAAAGCGAACAGCGCAAGAGCGATGGCAAATGGCTCGGCCAGCGCTACCTCAAGCAGGAGTTGGTCGAGACATCGCTGGTCTCGGTTCCGGCCAATCCAAACGCGCTCGCAATCGCCAAGTCGCTCAAGGTTTCTCCGCAGACGCTCGATCTGGTTTTCGCCAAGCATGGCAACAGAGACCCGATCCAGCGCCGCGGATTTGTTGGCAAGCACGCCGAAACTTCTCGGACCGAAAGGAGCGGAGCCATGTCGCTCGCTCAACGTATTACTGATTTGCAGACGGAACTCATCGAACAGAGGGACGCCCTGCAGGCTCATCTGGGCAAGGTCAACGACTCGAATGTGAGCGATGCCGATGTTCAGACGAGCCGCGATCTCAATGCTACAATCAAACAGTTGGATAACCAGCTGGCCGTTCTCATCGATTCCGAAAAGGCACTCGGGTCGACGGCCGATAACGGCAACGGCAACGGCACCGGCAACACCAACGGCAAGGGCGGAAGCCGCGCCCTGGTGCTGACCGATCATCGCGGCAACAGCAGCAGCGTCCCCGCTAATGCGACGCTGCTCAAGCGTGCGGACGGCGAGATCGACAGCCTCGGCTATCTGGTGCGCTCGGCGGTCGTCGGCTATCTCGCCAAGACCACGGGACGTCCGCCGGACGAGGTGCGGCAGCGCTTCTACGGTGACGATGAGCCGACCCGTGGAATCTGCGAAATCATCCTGCGCGCGCCGTCCGCGCCAGCCATGACCACTGTCACGGGTTGGGCCCAGGAGCTGGTCCAGCAAATTTACACTGACTTCATGCAATTGCTGTACGCGAAAGCAATCATGCGGCGGCTTGCTGGCATGGGTCTTGCGCTCAACTTCGGACAGGCTGGGCGCATCATCATTCCAACGCGTTCGAGGACGCCGACGCTCGCCGGTTCGTTTGTTGGTGAGGGAATGGCTATCCCGGTGAGGCAAGGACAGTTCGCCTCGCAGACGCTCGTACCTAAGAAGGTAGCCGTGATCAGCGTATGGACTCGTGAGATGAATGATCACAGCATCCCTGCGATCGAGGGTTTGATACGCGAGGCCGTGCAGATCGACACCTCGGTGGCGATCGACACTGTGTTGATTGATGCCAACGCGGCGACTGTCATTCGTCCGGCTGGGTTGCTCAATGGCGTCGCCTCGCTCACTCCGACTGCCGGCGGCGGTCTTACTGCGTTGATCGGCGATATCAAGCTGGTCATCCAAGCATTGGTCAGCGGCACCTTCGGCAACATTCGTTCGCCGGCATGGTTGATGAACCCGGGCGATATGCTTGCCGCATCGCTGGCGAGCGCTCCCAATACGGGTATCTTCCCGTTCCGCGACGAGATCAAGAACGGGACGCTCAACAACATTCCGATCATCGACTCGGTGACGGTCGCGCCGCACACGATGATCCTCGTCGACGCTGCGGATTTTGTTGTTGTAGGTGGCGAAGCACCTCGTCTGGAGCTGAGCGATCAGGCGACGCTTCATATGGAAGATACAAATCCGCTGGATTTGGTTGGTCCAGGATCGCCAGGTGTTGTTGCTGCTCCGCAGCGTTCGCTGTTCCAAACGGACAGCATCGCCCTAAGAATGGTGATGCCGCTCAATTGGGTTCAGCGTCGCGCTGGCACGATCGCGTGGACGACAGCGACAACCTGGTCGTAAGCCAAACATGGCTTGCATCTTGTGCCGTAAGGCCAAGACCGTCGTGGCGTGGATCGGACGACGGTTGCCGCGAGCCAGACCGGCAAGCAAGCCTACAATCAAGCAACAACCAACGACTAACATCACAACAGGAGTAAATCCCCATGGCAGACCAATCTCCAGAAAACGCGGCGGCGACTAAGCAGCTCGCCGAAGATCAGAAGGCGACGGCGAAATCCAAGCAGGATTTCCTCGAGCGGACCAAAGGAAAACCGACGCCGACGCAAGAGGAGAACGACCTCGCTGCGCTCGGCGCCCACTTCCATGAACATGAGCCGGATGGGTCCGATCCCGACCCTTTCGCCGCACCGGTTGATAAGCAGCTCGAGGGCAAGAGACCAGAGGGCGGCTACCAAACGCGTCAGGCGACGCCTCGGCACACGCCGGCGCATTCTTCGAGCTGATACGTGAATGGGCGCCTTCGATCTCGTCGTACGCTCGCTGCGAACCGTGCTGCGCGCGGTCGAAGGCGCATCTCGCCCGGGCCCCTATTCGCTCCCCTACAGCGGCGGCTGGCTGCCGGCCGGGAGCGACACCAATTGGTGGCAGCAGGGCAACAACATCCAGCCGTGGTCGACCCGTTCTGCCGTGGTCGAAGCTTGCATCTCGGCATACGCGCAGACAATTGCGATGTGTCCTGGGGCGCACTGGCGGCTCAAACACAACGGCGGCCGCGAGCGCGTGCAGAATTCAGCGCTCTCGCGCGTCCTCAAGCAACCGAACGATTATCAATCAAGCAGCGACTTCCTGCTCAACGCAACGCGCCAGCTCTACATGGAGGGCAACGCCTATGCGCTGGCGCGGCGCAATGACCGCTTCGAGATCGATGAGCTGCATTTGATGGACTCCTGGCTGTCACGGCCGCAGCTCGCCGTCGATGGCAGCATCTGGTATCGGCTCTATGGCAACCAGATCATCGAACGCAGGTTGGGTGGCGAGGCGATGGTCGTCCCCCAGCGTGATGTGTTGCATATTAAGCTGCATGCCTCGAGGACGCGCCGCTATCCATTCCCGCTCTGGGGACAATCGCCCCTGCTGGCCGCGCTCGACGACGTCGCCGTCAGCGAAGCGATCAGCCAGCAACAATTGAATTTCTACCTCAATCAAGCTCGGCCAAGCGCGGTCCTACAAACTGATCTCGTGCTCGACAAGGACCAAGTACAAGCGCTGCGCGATCGCTGGAACGAGCAATCAAAAGGTCTCAGCGCCGGCAACACACCAATCCTCACCGCCGGGCTCAAGGTCCAGCCATGGTCGGTCCATGGCAAGGACACGCAGATTGCCGAAGTCCTCAAGATTTCCGAGCAGCATATCGCGCTCGCGTTCCGCGTCCCGATGCAAATACTCGGCATGGGCGGCACAACATTCGGCTCGACCGAAGCCTTGATGCAGTTCTGGATCGCGACCGGGCTCGGCTTTGCGCTGAACCATATCGAAGAAGCCTACGGGATTTTGTTCGCTCTCAAAGGCGAGCCAGACGAGTACGTGGAATTCGATACCGCGGCGTTGCTGCGCTCGGCGCAGAAGGAGCGGATCGAATCGCTGGCACGCGGAGTCCAGGGCGGAATATTTGCTCCGAACGAGGCCCGCGCTCAGGAGGGTCTGCCCAAAGTCGCTTTCGGGGACGAGCCGCGGTTGCAAGCGCAGGTAGTCCCATTGTCGGCCGCCGGCAACATTCCGGCCGGTCCGAGCGCGACCGCAGCACCGCCGTCACCGGCTGCACCGCAGAAGCCAGGCGCCGTTGAACCGCCGAAGCCCGACGCACCGAAACCGACACCGGCTCCCGCGAAGGATTATAGCGATGACGTCAAACGGGAAGCACGACGACTCTTTGCCAGCACCTCAAGAGCACGCCGGCATTTTAATTGATGCCTGGCGCGAGGCGCTCGCCGAGGTTCTTGAGCAGCAAAGGGCTAAGTGGGACCGAGACCACGAGCTGGTCCATAACAACGCGCGCCTTGTGATCGCCGAGCTGCGCGCCGAGATCATGACGCTGCGCGGCGAGCTGCGCGAGATCGTCGACGCACGTTTGGCATCGCTCAGCGATGGAGCGGATGGCCTCGACGGCAAGGACGGCAAGGACGGCATCGCCGGTCCGC